TTTGTGCAGTACGATTGCTGCCGCGACACGGGAGACCGTAAAGGTTATCGACTTGGTGCTGTGGCGATACTCCGCCGACAATAGATGGTCGGTTTCGGGACCGAAGACCGCTTACACCTGCCCCCGGACAATGAGGCTGTCTTGCGGTGCGTTCGGCAAGGATTGAAGGCGTGACGGCACGTTGATTTTTGGCGAGTGGCGGGCATGATCGAAATCTACTCCTGGAACCTACTTGACTGTGGCCACAAAATGGGATACACGTTATTAGACTGGGAAGTCTCCGCCCGGCCGGGCTAATCCCCGCCCGGGCGTCTCATTTTCCGCCGATCTTCGCCGGCCGGAAAAGGGCTGGCTCACCGATCCCCACCACTCCTGTCCGTTGATGCTCAGTGCGCGCGACCAGCCACGCCATACAGGCCTTCTATCACCGCGCCGGTGCTGTTCGCCTGTGACATCCGAGCTTATCGGCATCGCGCGCAGCGCGCTTTAGGAGAGCGCGATAGCGGCCGGCTTACCGCCGCCTTGCGGCCGGTCCGCGCGCTAAATTTCGGCGAGCATCAGCGAGCGCGTCTTGCCCGCCATCACCTGACGCCGCTATCAGCGCAACCGCAGCACAAATAGCGCCGCGGCCAAGACCAAAGGCTCTCCTTTATCAATTGGTCGGGCTGGTCCACGCCGAGACCGGTGATGCGCGAGAACACGATCACCGCGTCTAGTGCGCAACTCCCACGATCATTTGCTTGGCTTCTGCCAGTCAGGTCTTTTCGCAGTTCGCCTGGCCTGAAGCCGGGCCGGTCGTCTTTCAGGCTCTTCTACGCGGCGGCGCGGTGACCGAATGGGTCATCGGACGCCACGCAGGGCAACACAACTTCACGCACAGCCGACATTAATCAGCCTCTGCTGAGGAGGGCTGATCAGGGGTCAAGTCGCTCTTTTAAGTATGTCCAAAACTCCATCGATTTCTGAAGTCACGCGCAACACCAGCATACACGAACATTTTTTACTGAAAGGACTAATTATGAAAAGTGTAAACCAACCGGTTAGACGGGGGCAATCCCGGCGAGCCAAGCTTAGAATTGTCTATCGACAAGTTGAAACATTAAAGCTCGACCCAGGGAACCCGCGGGTCCATAGCAAGAAGCAGATCCGACAAATCGCCAACAGTATCCGGGTTTTTGGTTTTAATGTCCCGATCCTGATCGATCGCCACAATAACGTAATTGCCGGAACGTAATTGCCGGGCATGGCCGGTTGCTCGCCTGCCGCGAACTCGGCATTGCGGAAGTGCCGACCCTCCGCCTCGATCATCTGACCCCAGCGCAGGTCGACGCCTTTATGATCGCTGACAACCGGCTGACTGAGATCGGCAGCTGGGACGACCGGCTCTTGGCGCAACAGCTTAAGGACCTATCGCTGCTCGACCTCGAATTCAGCATCGAGATCACGGGCTTCGAAATGGCCGAGATCGACCTGCGGATCGCTTCGCTCGACGAGGTAGCCGAGCCGGCGGCCGATCCTGCCGATGCGGTGCCCGAGCTGTCGACCGGCCGGTGTGTGAGCAAGCTCGGCGATTTGTGGCTTCTCGGCCTGCATCGCATCCTGTGCGGTGATGCCCGCGACCACGACGCCAGTGTGGAGCTGATGGGTGAGAGACGTGCTGCGATGGCCTTTACCGACCCGCCCTACAACGTGCCAATCGACGGTCATGCGAGCGGTCTTGGTGCCATCCACCATCGCCCCTTCCCGATGGCGTCAGGCGAGATGGATCCCGCCGAGTTCACCGGCTTTCTCGCTCAGACCTTCCGCAACCTTGTCGCCTGCAGCACCGAGGGATCGTTGCACTACATCTGCATGGATTGGCGGCACCTCCAAGAGGTATTGGCCGCCGGCCGCGAAGTCTATGGCGAATTAAAAAATCTTTGCGTCTGGGTCAAAGACAATGCCGGCATGGGATCGCTCTATCGCAGTCAGCACGAGCTCGTGCTGGTCTTCAAACAGGGGCGCGGCTCGCATCGCAATAACGTCCAGCTCGGACAATTCGGCCGCAACCGCAGCAATGTTTGGCAGTATCGCGGGGTCAACTCCTTTGGCCGCTGCAGCGAGGAGGGCAATCTTTTGTCACTGCACCCGACGGTCAAACCGGTGGCAATGGTCGCCGACGCAATCCTCGACTGCTCGGCACGCGGCGATATCGTGCTCGATGCCTTTCTCGGCAGCGGCACGACCGTGATTGCCGCAGAGCGCACCGGCCGGCGCTGCTGCGCCTTGGAGCTCGATCCCGTCTATATCGACACCGCAATCCGCCGCTGGGAGACCTTGACCGGCGAGAGGGCCCGCCACGCATTGAGCGGCCGCAGCTTTGATGACCTCGCCCGCGAGGCGGAGGCGGCCGATGCCGCGTGACGATGGCGGCGACTTCGAGGTCGGCTACGCCAAACCACCCCGCCACACCCGCTTCAAAAGAGGGCAGTCTGGCAACCCCAAGGGGCGGCCGAGCGCAAAGAAGAACCTGTCGACCGTGCTGGAGGATGCTCTGGCCGAGGCGGTCGTCGCCGTCGTCGGTAAAGGGCGCAGCAAAAAAATCACCAAGTTCGAGGCGATCATCACCCAGCTTGTCAACAAATCAGCCTCGGGCGATCCGAAGGCCACTCAGCAGCTGTTGCCGCTGCTTCGCGAGATTGAAGGTCGGGGCGACCCTGGCTCCACTGATCCAGCGGCTATTACCGAGGCCGACCGAGAGATCATCCAAAGGATCCAGGCCGAGTTCTGCGGCGAGAACGAGTGAACCAAGATGAGAAACCTATTGCCCGCCGAATATGATGCGGTCCTGCGGACGGCTCTGTCGTTTTTTGCTCAGCGCTGTTTCGCGGAGCTCAATCCGCAGACGGCATTCGCGATGAACTGGCACATCGATGTGATCGCCGCCAAGCTGACCGCGGTACGGGACGGCAAAATCAAGCGGCTGATCATTAATCTGCCGCCTCGCCATCTCAAATCCTTGATGGCCTCGGTTGCCTTCCCGGCCTGGTGCCTCGGGCATGATCCCTCGGCGCAGATCCTCTGCGTCAGCTATGGTGAGGATCTTGCCAACAAGCTCGCCCGCGATTGCCGGGCAATCATGATGAGCCGGTGGTACCAGCGGCTCTTTTCGACCCGCCTCGCCCCGCACCGCCAGGCCGTTGGCGAGTTTCTGACCACTGCCCACGGATATCGGCTCTCCACCTCGAATGGCGGCGTACTGACCGGACGGGGAGCCGACATGATCATAATCGATGATCCGCTGAAGCCGGAGGAGGCACTCTCCGATACGCAACGCCAAAAGACCAATGATTGGTTCGACAACACCCTCTACAGCCGGCTCAACGACAAGCAGCACGGCGCCATCGTCATCATCATGCAGAGGCTGCACGAAGACGATCTCGTCGGCCATGTGCTCGCAAAGGAGGGGTGGGAGGTTGTGCGCTTTCCGGCCATCGCCGAGGAAGACGAGGTGCACGAGATCGAGACGATCCGGGGACCGCAACGCTTCACCCGCCGGCGGGGCGAAGCCTTGCATCCCGCGCGCGAGCCGCTCGACACGCTCGAGCGGCTTCGCCGCACGCTCGGCGAATACAACTTCGCCGGACAGTACCAGCAATCCCCGGCCCCTCTGGGCGGCGGCCTGGTAAAAGCAGAGTGGTTCAAGCGCTACGGCGAAAAGGATCGGCCGGAAAGTTTCGACCGCATCTGCAGAGCTGGGATACCGCCAACAAGGCGACCGAGCTCAGTGACTACAGCGTCTGCACGACCTGGGGGATCAAAGGCAAGAACCTTTATCTACTGAGTGTGCTACGTAAGCGGCTCGAATACCCGGCCCTCAAACGCGCGGTGCGTGAGCAGCAGAGCCTGTTCAATGCCAATGTCGTGCTGATCGAGGACAAGGCGTCGGGTACCCAGCTGATCCAGGAGCTGATCGTCGACGGATGCCATGCCGCCACGAGTTACGAGCCGGAATGCGACAAGATCATGCGGCTGCACGCGCAGACTGCGGTGATCGAGAATGGCTTCGTCTACGTCCCGCAAACCGCCCCCTGGCTCGCCGAGTACCTCCAGGAGCTGACAGTCTTCCCAAAAGGCAAGCACGACGACCAGGTCGACTCGACCGCTCAGTTCCTCGACTGGTTCAAAAAGCCGATGGCCGGCTGGGGGATCTTCGAGTTTTACCGCCGGCAAGCCGAGGAACTCGAACGTCGGAAAAGCTGTGGTTCCCCTTGAGCCGGAGCAGACCATCTCGCGCGGGCGCCTCATCCTTGGCCTGGATGAGACCGCAGAGATGTCGGCACAGGGTGCCGAGCAGCCGATGCGTCTCCCCCGGACCAACATCCGTCGCAGGATCGACCCGCGACGACCGAGCCTGCTGTCCCACGAAGGTCAGGTGCAAACGCTCTTTCCCTGATCTGTCCGAAACTACCCTGATAGGGCAGCTCAATTCCCTGTTAAACCGCAAAAAATTCCCTGTTAATTCTCGTAGGGAATTCCCTCGTAAGCTCTTGATACATCGCATGAATTAGGCCTGATCAGCACCGCCCGAGTCTCAGAATCGACTGAAATTCCCTGTTTTTTCCCAGCTAGCAGGGAATTTTAAACAGAGACGAGTTCGCTCGAGACTGCTTCCTCCACCGCTGAGTCACGTGCGAACCTTTCACTTTGCGGGTCGGAAGCCGGCGCCCTCGGCATGCACTGGGATCGTGTATCCCGCGGCCTGGCTGGCGGGTCCTGGTCGGAGTTCTGCGGCAAGGTCGCCGCGCTCCGGCCCGGCCGTCTGTGGCGCTATGCGCAAGCCGGCGACCTGCCGGGACACGGCCCAGGGATCGACAGTACGCTCCTCGAAGCGCTCGTCGCCGCCAACACCGGCAAAAACGTCATCACCTTCACCCACAAGCCCGTTCTCGCTGTCGAGAACCGGCGCCTAATAGCGTCGGCACTCCGTACCGGGTTCACGATCAACCTGTCAGCGGACAACCCCGCGAAGGCGGACAGGCTGGCCGAGCTGGGGATCGTCCCCGTCGTGACCGTGCTCACCCGCGCTTATGCCCGCCGGGCAGTCCGGCACCGTCGACCCCCATCATGCCGACAATGTGTGTCGCGGCGGCGATATCGGCCTCACACAGCGGCGCTGAGGGCGGCAAGGCCCGCGCCCGGCCCTCCGCCAGGTGCC